AATCAATTAGGCGCCCAGTTAAGTCTATCAAAGACCACCGAGTCATGATTACTATAATTGCACCGCCCGGCATAAGCCTTTGTAACGGGCCCGTTTGAAACCAAGACCAAGCATTATCAAAGGCCGCCCGGCTATTAACCTTTATATCTTGTTCGGAATGAGGGTCATCAATAACAAATAGATCAGCACCACGTCCAGCAAGAGCACCGCCAACACCAACAGCGTAGTATTGTCCACCAGCCCCAGTACTCCACTTCCCAGCAGCTTTTTGATCATCTGCGACAACCGTGTTGGGAAAAACTTCTTTATATTCATCGCTTTCAATTAGATTCCTTACTCTTCTACCAAAATCTTCGGACAATCCAGCCGTGTGGGTTGCCATAATAATCTTTTTATCGGGGTATTTACCCAAGAAGTATGCTGGAAACAAGTAAGAACTAAATTCGGATTTACCCATACGAGGAGCAATGTTAATAATAACTCGTTTTTTCTTACCTTCAATAACGTCTTGAAATATTTTAGCCAGTTTTCTGTGTTGTGGGCCTACTTTAAATCCCGGATATACCTGTTTTGCAAAAGATATAGGGTCGCTTTGTGCCGCTTTTAAAGAAAACCTATTTTCCTGTTCGTTCAAGTCGTCCAAAAACGCCAACTTCTCAAAACGGTTCATGTCTTTTAACGCTAATTGCGCTGCTAAAGCTTCTTGGGGTGTTAAAAAATCAAGATTCATTAGTTTTCTTTACTATTCTTATCTTTTCAACCACATCCACCACGTCTACTGCCCCCATATAGCGCCCAAGTTTCTCTTTAATGCGCTTTTCTAGCTCTTCGTCGCTCATTTCTTGGCGTTTAACCTCTACTCTGTCCGTGAACAGGGCTACTTCTGTGACTTTACCCAGCAACTCTAAGGCTTTAAGACGTATTCTGGCATCTGGATGGCTGGTATCTTTAACAATTTTGGTAACTGCTAGGCTTCTTAGGTTTTCTGCCTGCTCAACAAACTTCCATTGGTACGCAGTTACCATACTTATGGCGCTTTGCACTTCTTCGGGCACTTCCATTTGAAGTAACTTGTCTTTTGCGTCAGGATCTCGTAGCGTTAGGGCATTAAATATGTTTGCCACTTTCTCTTCCTGCGCATGGGTCAGGATTTCTTCGTCTTCTTCTGAAAAGCTTTGTATCCAGTCGCTGGTTTTCTTTTGGGCACTTAGGGTTTGTGCAGGGGTAAGAGTATTAAGAGAGACAAACGAAGCGTCGGAACTAGTAAGTTCCGGAATAAAATCCGCTAAGGCGGGTGAGATGAGGTGGTCTAAAAACAAACTGCAACTTCTCCTTAAGGGCGTAGGAAACACACGATATTGTTTGGATTATATATGTATTTATTTTTTGGTGTATACTTTTTTTACGTGCCACTTTTCCTTCGTTTGTTGGTTACGTACTCCTTCACATGAGTCTGATTAGCTCGGTGACTTTACCCCCGGCTCCGTGCCGGGGTTTTTTTAGGGGCGGTTAAGCCGCCATTAGAGGATGTAGTAGCTAAGAATTTTGCGGCTTTCTGCTTAGCGTGTAGTAACTACCAAATCTACGCCCCACCCCCGTGTCTAAGATTAGACATACCCCCCTTTATTTTTTACAAATTTTGACATTTTTTAGAATTGTGGCTAAGGAATAGTATCGCACCTATCGAGCCCACTTCATCTACCAAAGGGTTTATGCCCCCCTAGTGGGGTTCAGCCACACAGGATCATCAGCCTGTTGTGTAACCTGTTTGGTAAAATAGAGTTGTCGGTGAGGGTTTAAGCCTAACCCGATACAGTTGCCAAGCCTAACCCGCTTGGCTTTTCTTTTGGGACAGTTGTCCCAATCATTCAATAGGAGTTAGTTATGTCAGCACTAAAGAAAGCATTTGTATCAATGATCAACGGCACAGAGTCTTGGGCTAAACAGCTTGAGGTAGCTCTAGGCAATAAGAAGTATCTTGCCGAGAAAGATATTGTGCTGTTAGGCACAGCAGTCTGTGAGAAGTATAGTTGTTATGTAGATGTTGCCGAGAACGGAATGTATCGGTTCTATAAGACGGAGGAAGTAGTTAGCACCAACATTCACGAGGGTGCTAAGAAGTGCTGGCAACGCCATGTTGCCAAGTTTCACAGTATCAAACGGAGTAAACAGGGTGGTGCTCGGAGTTCCCAGAAAGATCCTGTGGAGAAAGAGATCGAAGCCCTTTGTAAGAAGTATAGCAAGTCGCAACTCAAGCGTATCGCCAATGGTATTGCTTGATTGGGACAGTTGTCCCAAAGATATTTGACAGAGTGTGGATAAACAGGGCAAGCAAGACAATGCTCGGCTATTCCATATTCTGTCAAACCTATCACCACTAACTAAGGAGTAATTATGAAATCAGTTAAACCATGCGGTAAAGCGTCAGTAATGCTGACACATAAAGAAATATCTTACATATTATTGTCGTTGAAGTTTGATGATGAAATGAGAGGTGTTGATGCAGAAGAGCTAGTATTCCAAATACGCTTACTGGCTAAACTAGGCAGTCACTTAGCTATTGCCGTAATCTATGAGGACTAATCATGTTTATACCAGTCATTACCAACTACACACCCTTATTAACTGACGAACAAAGCTATGAGATAGTGCAACTACACTTCTATAAAAACTTTGGGGTTAGAGAAATAGCATCAGCTTTAAATATAGGGGAAGACCTTGTTTTAAAAGTAATTGAAGACTACATCTAAAGAAAGGAATTAACCATGTTATCCAATCAACAATGCGCTTTGCTCAAGCTGGCGCAAACAGTATCACCTGTAATCAAGACAACACCCAAGCCACAACCTATTACACAATCAATGGGTCAAGCGTTCAAACAATTCAGCGTGACTGAATACAACCGCAGTAAGTATTAACCTAACCAAGAAAGAGAGTAATCAAATGAAAGTATCTACCTTAGTATCCAAGCCCATAGCCCGCATTGGTGGTGGTGGTGCATTTATCATTGACCGCAATACAGGTGTGGCATCTCATTGGTTTAAGAACGGGGCCAGTGCCAGCAAGTTTTGGGTTAAGACATTCAAGCGTGACCCATCACGCACCATCATTACCAAGGCATCTACATTCAACTACCTGATAGAGAAAGGGCTACTCAATGCAGACAAATACGCAATCACTCAGTAGTTCTCTGTAACCTGTTGTGGAGAGGGGTTGGTAGACTATTGTCAACTTATTGGTGCTAGTAGACTACACATAGCCACCACCAACCCCAAGCCCATTATGGCGCAGTCAACATACAGACTATGTGTATATATAAATATATAGAATAGAATAGATAATAGTAAATTAAAGAAAGCGTGACCACCTAATAACTCTTATTCTTTCTCCTTTTATAGTGCCCAAAATCCTGTATACAAGTAGTCGTTGACACCATAACCCTATATACTGTATGCTTATCCACATGGCAAGCCGTAGTCTACCACGACCAATAAGGTGACCAAACATGAAATTACCTGACCAAAACTGGGACAGCAGTCCCAAACAATGTGCCTCATGCAAAGAACACAAGCCCAAGGCAGAGTTCAAGCGCACGCTAACACTACGGCAGACACGAGCTTTACTACGATCATCAACAATAAGCACAAGGCACACCAGCATAAGTAAGAACTGTAAGGCGTGCAGAAAGCCGAGCAAAAGACGCAAGCTATCCGTAAAGGACATAAAGAATAAGATGGCATCAGGCGATATGCATACCATAATAGGTCAAGCCAAGCTAAAGGAAAGGGCAGAAAACATATCTAAAACTAGGTCAAGAGTAATGCGGGCTTACTGGCAAAAGAAAAAAGACGAGCCACTTACAACCCTGATGGCAAGCCTAGCCAAACAAGCAAAGGCACACCGCAATAGATACCATGCGTTAAAGAGTAAAGATCCAAGCAATCCCCTAATACCAATCCATTTAGCAAATTACCTTAGAACCAAAGAAGAATTACAACGACTGGGACAGGTGTCCCAAACCAAAGAAAGGCAGGTGTAGTATGAGTAATATGGACAAGTATGGCTGGGCAATCGTAACTCTCGCCCTTGTAGTTATGTTCTGTCAAATAGTGCGTGTCGTAGCAGTAGGCATCATATGAGTGCCATGAAAGGTGTAATAGAAGGGATCGTTGAGCTATACGACAACGGCAAGACCATAGAGGAAATACAGAAAGCCCTGTCTGATCTAAGCCTAAACTACACACGCAACGAGATAGTCAACGCAATCAACATGATGAAAGGAAACACAATCAAATAACTAAACGCATTACAGCAACACATTACCAACCAAAACAAAGGAGTAATCAACCATGCCTAATCAGCTAACAGCAATACAAGAAACACCAGCTATCGACCCACGCCTGTTGTTTGTGCGGAAGATACAACAAACAATACATAGCCCCACTATCCGTTGCTCACCATTACTAGGTGAGTATGCGGACATGATGAACCGCCACTTAAACAGCCCTCAGATATGGTCTGTTGCAGAAGTAATGCAAGCGTGTAAGCACACAATGGAGATCAACATCAGTTCACCGCATAGGAATCACCGCCTATACACACAAGCCATGATCAGGGTTAAGCACAAGCGAGAGTTTAAGTTGTTTGGTAACTTGTTTGCACAAGCCCTTAAAGATGATGATTGTGACCCTGTGCTTGAGGCATTGCAAGACTCTACATACCGCCATGTGCGTGAAAAGGGTAGCGGTGATTGGGCTGAGTTACTCAATGATAAGTTTGGCATCAATAGCGTATGCCAATGCAACGACTGTAATACTGTTGACTATGATGACAATGGCTCGACTGCATATGATGACTATTGGGTGTGCTCGTCATGCCTTGATGATGGCTATGTGTATTCAGACAATCGGGATACCTACATAACGCAAGAGGACTATGACGAGGAACAAGAGGAAGAAGAACGAGAGGAAGATAACAGAGGGGGCATCATTGGTGACAGGCATGACAATAAGAATGTGTTAGGTCATATACCCTCAGCGTTTGACAACCGCAAGCCTAGCGTTCTAATGGGTATGGAGTTAGAGGTTGAGATAGGTAGTGATCATAGTCGGGCTGATAAGGCAGAGGAATTGTATGACGAGATCAAGTGGGCTACGCCTGACCACCAATACATATTCATTGAAGACGACGGCTCGTTAAGTCATGGCTTCGAGATAGTCACAGGGTATACAGGGCTAGATGTTCATGCTGATATGCTCAAGTTCTTTAAGACACCTTGGCGTGGTGTGCGTAGCCATGACACTAAGACTTGTGGACTTCATGTGCATATAGATAAGAAAGATGTAAGCCTATTCCATGCGTGCAAGATGGTGTTCTTTATCAACGACAGTAACAATCAGAAACTTATCAGGGACATAGCACGCCGTAGCAATCACTACTATGCCAAGATAGGTAATAAGAAAGCAAGCTATCAATGGCTCAAAGATGCAAGGGGTTACGACAACCCACTCAATAGACTGAATGACGATAGGACTGAGGCACTTAACTTTCAGAACCCTAACACCATAGAGTTCAGGCTATTCAAAGGCACGCTACGCTACGAAACAATCATGGCTTGTCTTGAGTTTACATACGCAACATGGTTCTTCTGTCGTGATACAGGGGTAAGCGAGCTGACTAGCGCCAAGTTTATCGAGTTCATATGCCAGCCCAATCAACGCAAGGATACCAAGTATCTGCGCACATACCTAAAAGAGAAAGGCTATTCGCTACCCAAGCCAGCAATAATGAAGGACAACCCTCGTAATAGTGATGCACCATCACAACCAATCGAAACCGCAATCTAAATCAAACGAAAGGATTTACCATGTGTTTATTAGTTACCCAATCCGCAAGCGCACCGACCATCACATCTGACTGGCTGGTCGATATGTATTCATCTAACCCTGATGGCGTAGGTGTTATGTATGCCAAGGATAATATCTTAGTTGTTGAGAAGATGTTACCAACCACAGCTAGTGACTTCTTAGAGTTCTATGCCAAGCATATAGATGGTAAGGACTGTGCGTTCCACTTACGCATGAAGACTCATGGTGCTATCGACATGACTAACTGCCACCCTTACCCTGTATTAAATCGCAAGCAACATGGCATTGACCTATGGCTAATGCACAATGGCATACTACATACAGACAACAAGGCTGATGTAACTAAGTCTGATACATGGCACTACATCAATGATTACCTACGCCCCATGCTACATAACAACCCCGACTTCGCCTTTCACCCTAGCTTTATAGACATCATGGGTGATCACATTGGGACTAGTAATAAGTTTGTTTTCATGGATAACTTTGGTAGAACTTCTACCATTAACAAGGACTCAGGTGTGTTTTGGGGTGGGCGCTGGTTATCTAATACCTATGCGTGGACTGCACCAGCTACTGCTGGCAAGAAAGAAGATACGCTACATGACCTAGCCCTAGCTAAATCAGAGATAGATAAACCCCCTGTCGTATATACATACACTAAGAGTATTGGGTATGAGGGGTATGCACATGGCTATGAGTCAGGTTACTATGACGATGAACGCTGGGGTGATGACAAGTATGACATAGAGGTAGAGGTAGATGATGCCCTTACTGATCTAGAAGTAGCTGGGTTTACTAGGGCTGGTAAGTTAAGCAGACGACAGGGTGCAGAGTTTGCCCGTAAGTTTGGCATTGATTCGTTTTGGGAAATAACATACATGGCGTTAGAGAAAGACATTGACGAGGATTGGTTCGTGCGTATCATGTCGGACTTTGCTACTGCACGAGAGTCATTCCCTTGGTTAGCAGACCAAGCTCGGCACATCACTATCAACTAAAGACTACGGTCACTTTAAGGGGAGCACTATGTATTGGAATCACAGAGTAGTTAAAACCAAAACTGAGTATGGCGTAGGGGAAAATAAAGAAGTTGAAATCCTATACCAAATTCAGGAAGTGTATTACAACCAAGCCAAT